GCTAACGCCCCCGCATCACCAGCTGGCGGCCCCGGGTACTGCCCGGGGCCGCTTAGTGCGTATCAGGGGTATGGGATCGGGCGGAAGCAACCGGGTGCTCTCCATCGAGGAGGCGGCCGACCGGCTCAGCACCCGGGCTCAGGGAATGGGCCCTGAGCTTGCCGGCTGCCGCTGCCGCCGGGTACCACGGGCATGGCTGAGACCGCTTCGCCCGTGCCCGCCGGACGCCATGCTGGCCAGCACCGGGGCCGCCGCCGGCTGCGGGCCGCCGACCTGGCGGTGCTGTTTGCCGTGGCCGATCTCACGCTCATGGTGGCCTGCGTCGTCCTTGGCATTGTCCTGAGCGGTCACCACGGGTAGGCACGCCCGGCCGAGGGCGCGCAGGCTGCCGCCTGGCAAGCTCACGCCTCCGGCGGCTGCGGCTCTGGCAGCCGTTGCTGGTTTCATCCCGCATGGGCTGGCCGTTACCGCTGCCCCGGCTCCCGCAGACGGCGCCCCGGTGCTGGACGCTCAGGAGGTGCCGCCGGTCCGGCCGCTGGTCACCCGGGTCACCTCGGCATCGTCCGGGATCTCCTACACGGTCGCTGCCGGGGACACCCTGGCCGGGATCGCGGGCCGGTCCTGCGGCGAGCCGGGCGACTGGCCCGCGATCTGGCACCAGAACCAGGCTGAGGTGCCTGACCCGGACCTGATTTACCCTGGCCAGACGCTGACCTTCACCTGCGATGAGGTTGCCGCCAGTTCCAGCCCTTCAAGTTCACCAGCTCCGCCACCGGGACCGACTCCGGATACCCCGGCCCCGGTGGCGGCCTCCGGTTTCTACTCGTGCAGCGCCTTGGAGTCGCTGTGGGAGCAGGCTGGTGGCCCGGCAGGTGAGGCGTTCATGGCCGCGGAGATCGCCATGGCTGAGTCTGGCGGCAACCCTGACGCGACCGACCACGACAGCAACGGCACCACCGATGTGGGTCTGTTCCAGATCAACTCATCGCACGGGTCACTGGCTGCGTATGACCCGCTGGCCAACGCGCAGGCGGCTGTCAGCATCAGCGACGGTGGCGGGGACTGGTCACCCTGGGTGACGTTTGAGAAGGATCTTTACCCAGGTAAGTGCTAAGCCAGGCACCGATTGCAGGTCCGGGAGGCAATCCTCCCGGACCTGCATCGTGTTCTGGAGGCAGCGCAGTGGCTAACCCCCGCCGGGAGCCCGGAAAGTACGGCCGGCTCCCGTTCGACCCCGAGCGCCCGCATCTCATCCTTGAGAAGTACCTGGACCCGCGTAACCCGCTGAGCCGGGCCGGCCTGCCGCCTGTGCCGCTGAGCCAGGACGTGGACCGGGCCAGTGAGGTCACCGACTGGCCCATGTACCTGAACGACACGCTTGGCGACTGCACGATCGCCGGGGAGGGCCACATGTTCGGGGCCCTGTCCCGCTACGGCCTGGGCACCGAGGCGATATTCTCCGACGCCGTTATCCAGGCCACCTACTCCCGCGTCGGCGGCTACGTGCCCGGCGACCCCAGCACCGACCAGGGCTGCATGATGATCGACGTGCTGGCCGACGCCAAGGCCAACGGCATCACCGACACCGCCGGGCACGTGCACAAGGTGGCCGGCAGCGCGCGGCTGGGCAACCCGGCAAACGAGCTGCTGCTCGGCCAGGTGCTGGACGTGTTCGGCTCGGCCTACGTCGGCATCAACTGCCAGGCCTCGATTCAGACCGAGTTCGCCGACAACGAGCCGTTCACCTGGACGCGCGGCGAGCCCATCGAGGGCGGCCACTGCATCGTCCTTCAGCGCCGCCGCCCGGCCAGCACCGTAGGCGGGGGTGTGCTCGATTACGTCACCTGGGGCGCGCTCGCTTCGGCCACGGTGGGCTTCCAGGCGCACGCGGCCGAGGAGGTGTGGGCGGTTGTCACCGAGGACTGGCTGAAGACCAACGGCTTCTCGGTGTCCGGCATGAACCTGGCCCAGCTGCTTTCGGACATGGCGGACGTGTAACAAGGCTGGTCTGTGTGCGCTGTGAGCAGCCGATTTACGGTCCATGACTGCGGCAGGATCGGGCCGTAATGGCGGAGATGGGGACGTGCAGGACGACGACGTAGCTGCGTCGAATGCGGCGTCGCGTCAGTACGACTGGCGGCCGCGCCCGGACCCGACCCTGCTCACCACCCAGGGACTGCGCGATCTGGAGACCGGACTTAACCGGACCATCCTGGAGCGGATCAGCGGGCTGCGGGAGGTGCTGGAGCAGCGCCTGCAGGGCATGGACAAGGCCACCGAACTGCTGGCCGCCACCGTGGACCGTATCCCTGGCCAGGCTATGACCGACCTGGAGCATGCCCGGGTGGAGGCCATCCAGCGGTTTGAGTCCCTCCGTGAGCTGATTGAGCAGCGGCTGTCCGGCATGGACAAGGCCACCGAGCTGCTGGCCGCCACCGTGGACCGGGTTCCCTCGGAGACGGACAAGGCCACCCACGCGCTGCGCGAGCTGCTGTCCAGCCGCATCGACGGCATGGACCAGGCCACCCGGTTGCTTGCTTCCAATTTCGAGAAGGTCCCGTCCGACATCGACCGGTCCACCCACGCCCTGCGGGAGGTGATGCAAGGCGAAATCAATCAGGTCAGTGCGGTGATGCTGGAGAAGTTCGCCGCGGTGGATGACCTGTTCACCTCCAACGCCACGGCGCTGACCGCCGCGCTGGCCGCGCAGGAGAAGGCGGTGGCCGCGCAGAACGATTCCAACACCCTGGCCATCGACAAGAGCGAGCGGACCACGATTGAGACGATCAAGGCCAACGCCGCGCAGACCACCTCTGGCCTGACTGGCCTGTCCGGCATCATGGATGACCTGAAGTCCCGGGTGGTCCGGCTGGAAGGGCTCATCCAGCAGACCCGGATAGCCAGTGAGGACTCCCTGGCGGTCAACACGTTCGGCCAGACCGCGGAGCAGAACCGGTCGGTGCAGGCACGGGCCACCATGCAGCTGGCTATCGCGGCCATCTCCGCCATCGTGGCCGTTGTCGCTGTCCTGTTCGCCACCCTGCACAAGTAGGTCGGCTGGCCGATAGCTAAGGGGAGTCCGCCTTAGCTATCCCCGGAGGGGTCCGTGCCCGCTTCACTGTCAGCCGTCAACGGCACGTCGTTTGAAGGCTTCTCGCTGAGCCATGCTGCGATCCTGAACGGGTCATCCATGGCTGAGGGCTCCACGATCTACGGTGTCCAGAACGGGACGATCAGCACCGACCAGGGCAACTTCGAGAACACTGGCGACGACGTTGTGCTGAGCGAGCACTTCTGGATCAACTTCGCCAACGTCACCATCGCGGAAGGCTTCATCCCCTTCTCCACGATTGCCCTGATCACCGGCACCTCGGTCGCTTCCTCCGGTGCGGCTGGCGCTGACTACTACGCGCTGCCCATGTGGACGCTGACCTCCATGAACCAGCCGACGCAGCCGATGGCCATCCGGGTGCCCGCCAAGGACTCTCTCGGGCAGATCCGGACGTTGGATTTCGTGTTGTATCGTGTTCAATTCCAGCCGTTCAACTTCACGGGCCCCAGCTACAAGACCGGCCTGACCTGCTCTATTGCCGGCCGCGCGCTGTTCTCACCCACCAACGAGGCGGGTCTGTCCTTCACGGACGGTCAGGGCATGCGTATTGGCCGCATGGTCTCCTACTTCGGTGCCGCTGCCACCACCGCGTTCACCGTGGCGCAGGACGGCTACCTCGGTACCGGCGCCGTCATCATCTAGCTCTGGCTCTGTTCTGGTTCCACTCTCACCGAGTCCCTGGAGGACCGTATGGCTGATTCTGAAGTGGACCGGATCGACCCCGAGCCGGTCACCGTCAAGCTGTCCACCGGCTTCGAGGTCGGCATCCAGCGGCTGAAGACCCGGCAGTTCTTCCGGCTGCTGAAGGTGCTCACCCGCGGCGTCGGCCCGGCCGTGGTGCAGTCCGGCCTTGATTTCAGCAAGGACCAGGAGGGGTTCGGCCAGAACCTGCTGGCCATGATCCTCATGGCCATCCCGGAGGCCGAGCAGCAGTTCATCGAGTTCCTGACCTCCATGTGCACTCCGGTGGGCCTGCACGAGGTGCATGGCCGCGCCCGGCTGTCCAAGCAGCAGGTGGAGGACAACCAGGCTGCCGTCGCTGAGATGGTGGATGAGCTCAACAACCCTGAGCTTGAGGACCTGCTGGACCTGGCCGAGGCGATCGTCAGGCAGGAAGCACCGGAGATTCAGGCCCTGGGAAAAAGGGTGGCCAGCCTGCTGGAGCTGGCGAAGAAGACCGGCCAGCTGGAGGACAAGACCGGCCCGGAGCCGGAGACAGTCATCTTGCCGGAGCTTTCGCCGGAGCCTTCGACCTCCTCAGCCACGAGTACGGATGGACCGACGAGCGAATCCTCGACCTCCCCCTCTGCCGGCTCCGGCAGTGCATCGCGGCGGCGGCGGCCCGCCGCGAGCGCGAGCAGCACGCCCGGCTGAGGCTGGCCGAGTGGCAGGTGAAGGTCGTGTGCACGTTCATCGGGGCGCAGGCGCAGATCGACACCGAGCAGACCGGCGGCCGCAACCCGCTGGTGGACCTGGCACAGTCCCTGGACATCCTTGGCGGGAAGACCGAGGCCGAGCGGGATCTGGACGCGATGCGAGGCCCAAAGGTGGCTGACCGGTGGGAGGACGACCCGCGGCTGCAGGAGTCCCGTCCGGTGGCCGCCGACCCGGCCCGCGGTGTCGAGGCCAGCAACCCTGATGGCAGTTTCGAGGCCATGATCAAGATGTTCGGCGGCGGGGGATCAGGCAAGGCCGCCATGCCGGGCATCGAGCAGGCAGCAGCTGAGGGTGGGGCCGAGGCCCCTTCTGGTGAAGGGGGGTGATGCCCATGCAGCCGTACACTGAGCCGCTGGGCACTGACCGTGCCGTATAGCGGTCCGGAGTACTGGTTAATCGCCTTGGACAGTGATCTATAAGGCGATTGCTTTAACACGCCGACTTCGGTGATCTCATAGCGGACGCGGCCAAGGCCAAGGCTGCTCTCGAGGCGCTCGGCAAGACCGCGACGGACCAGAACAACGCTGAGACCGCCGGCCTGCTGAAGTCCGCCGCCGCGCGGGATGACGAGATCCTCGCCATCAAGAATGAGACCGACGCGCTGACCACCATGGGCAACGCCGCGAAGCAGGCGAATGTCTGGGCCGAGTGGGGCGGCCGGAACAGCATGGAGCAGCACCTGGCCGACGAGGCCCAGCTGCTGCAGTACAAGACGCTGCTGAACCGGCAGGACTGGCTGCTGTTCACCTCCCCGCAGCAGGCGTTCGCCTGGCGCCAGCAGGAGCTGCAGCAGCGCCGCCTCATGAACTACGCGCAGTGGGCCGACTACACCAGCCCGGACCAGTACCTGGCGTTCGTGCAGCGTGAGATAGCCGTGACCCGGGACATGAACACGCAGATTTTCGATCAGGCCGACGCCTACAAGGCCAACGCCGATGCCGCTCAGCAGTACGCGGTCGCGCTGGCCTCCATCCATGGCCCTGAGGGTGGCGTGGAGGGCCTTCAGACCATGGAGGCCGCGCTGTCCGGTGTCCCGTCTGAGCTGACGACCACGCTGAACGTAGACGACGCCGCGGCTCTCGCCACCGTGGCCGCGTACCTGGCCATGCTGTCGAACGTCCCCTCGGTGGTGTCCACCACGCTTGTGACGGCTAAGGCCGGGCCCGGCGAGACACCTGCCCCGGGTGACGGCACTACTGGCGCACCGGAAGTGATTCCGGTCTCCTATGGCGGACCGTACCGGGAGCAGTTCGCCGTGATTCTGGCCGAGGTGGCTGAGCTCAGCAAGCTGCGCGCGGAGATTCCGGTGCACTTCGATCTGCCGCCCGCCGCTGAGATTGCCGCGTTCGTCAGCCAGATTCCCACTGCCGGGATCACCGAGCCGGTGCACCTGGCGCCGGAAGGTGGCGCGGTGGGGGTCGGCCCCGGGCCACCACCGGAGACCATCGCCGCGTGGGAGGCGCTGGCCGCCGCTGAGCGGGGCGCCGCTGTCAGCGCGAAGCTGGCCGGGGATGCCGAGACAGCTGCCGGGGATGACGCGGCTGGAGCGGTTCCCAAGGCCGCCGCCGCTACTGCCGCCTGGGGCGCGCTGAGCGCGGTGGAGCGGGGCGCCCGGCTCGAAACTGATGAGGCTGCTGCCGCGGCGTGGGCCGCTGCTGACGCGACCGATGCCGCCGGGGCCGCTGCTACCCGGGCAGTCACGCACTGGACGGCACTATCCGGCGCGGAGGATAAGGCCACTGCCGGGGTAAATGACCTGGCCGCCGCCAACGAGAAGCTGACCGCCAGCGAGATCGCCGCCGCGCACGCTGCGGATGACGTTGCCATGGCCCTGATTAAGGAGCACGTGGCGGCTGCGGCAGGTGCCACTGGCGGCGCCGGAAAGCCGCCCACTTTCCCGCCCGCTGCCGCCGCTGCGGCAGGTGCCGAGGAGCCCCCGGACGATGCGGCGGCCAAATGGGAAGCACTGAGCAACGCGGAGAAGGCCGCCGGCATGTCGGCCACCGAGGCCGCCGCTAAGCTTCAGGCGCTGGCCGCTGCCGCGGATAACGCTGGCGACCAGGCCAAGTACATGTACGCCGCCGGTATAGCCGCTTCTATTGCTGACAGTTCTCTCGGGGACGCCGCCCTGGCCGCGGCCACCAAGCTCATCGCCCAGGCGGCGGCCGCGAGTTCGGCCGCGGATGCGTCCAAGGGCGCGTTCGCCGCCAACATGGCCCTGGCCACGGCTGAGAAGGCCGCTGGGGGCGGCGCGCTCATCGCCGCGGCGGAATTGAAGGCTGCCGGGGCTGCGGCGGACGGTGCTGGTGCCTCTTTCGCCAAGGGGCTCATCGCCTTCAACGGCTGGCGTACCGGGATCGCTGTCTTCGGCGGCCTGGCCGGGTCGGTCGGCGTCATCCACCTGCTGGTTGACGGCATCATCGAACTGATTGCGATCACCTTCCTGGCCGCGGTCGGGATCGCCGCCATATCCGCGGCGGTCGGCATCTTCATCGGTGTTGCCAACGAGGCGCAGGACACCCTCGGCCGGGTCTCCGACCGGCTGAAGGCCGTTTACACCGCCAGCTCAGCGACTGGCCAGGCCATCTACCCGCTGACCCAGAATTTCGACGCCCTGGCCAAGGTCATCCGGCCGGAAGTCTGGGAGCTGTACGGGGACGCGCTCAACCTGGTCACCGGCCGGATGGG